CCCAGATACAAGTAAGATTGAATAATGAGAGAATTTTTTGATAAAATGCCTTTCTGGTTAATTTCAGTACTGGTATATGTAATAGGTGGTGCTTTATTAATTTGGTTACTATTTAACGCATAAAAAAAGCCCGCTAATTAGCGGGCTCTTCGTTTGTGTCGTCTGTATCAGGCTCTTCCAAAATCTGCACAAGTCGATTAGTATATCCCTCTTTCGCAAGGGTTAATCTATCTAAAGTTCTTCTAGCTTGATTAGTTTCTTGGTCGACCAAATTAATTTCAATAACAAATGCCTTAGCTTCTTCACTTAATTCAGAAATAAGGTACTTCTTATCATTTAGTACTAATACAGGTTCTTCTCTAACTTCACTTTCGGTTGTCATTTGAATATATCCTTCCAGTTTCCACTTGTACTACCTCTTGCATACTCAGTAGCACGGTTTTCAAAAAAGTTGGTATGCTCAACACCATTTAACATATAATCTAACCAAGGTAAAGGGTTTTCATCACTATGGAAGATGTTCTTTAAGCCTAAGCCTAATAATCTTCTATCTGCAATATATCTAATATATGCCTTTACTTCGTCTGCTGTTAATTCAGGAATTTCTGCATTTTTAAAGCAAGTATCAATAAAAGCATCTTCTAGTTCTACTACTCTTTCAGCAGCACAATAGATTTCATACTTCAACTTATCGTTCCATTCTAAAGGGTTCTCCCTAATAAATGTTTTAAATAAATTACTCATACTTTCTACATGAAGGGATTCGTCACGAATACTCCATGTAACAATCTGTCCCATTCCTTTCATTAGATTATGTCTAGGGAAATTTAAGAGTATAGCAAAACTACTAAATAATTGTACTCCTTCTGTAAAACCACTATAAACAGCTAATGTTTTAGCCATTTCAAATGGATTTTTCATATTAAAGTTTGTTAAGTAGTCATGTTTATCTGCCATAGCTTGTATCTGTGAGAACATTTTATATTCTCTCTCATCATACCCAAGTGTATCTAACAACAAAGCATAAGCTTCCTGATGCACTGCTTCCATAGAAGCAAATGCTGAAAGCATCATACGTATTTCAGGTTGTTTAAATGTGGGTAAATAATGAGTGGCATAGCCATCTGCTACATCTACGTCAGCCTGTGTAAAGAATCTAAATATCTGAGTAAGCAATTGTTTATTGCCCTCTGATAGTTTCTCTCTAAAATCCTTTAAGTCATCAGCAAGATTAACTTCCTCTGGAAGCCAATGCATTTGCTGTTGTAACTTGTAGGCTTCAAAAGCCCACGGATAGTTAAACGGTTTATAATAATTTCTTTCTTCTAATAAATTTGCCATTATCCCTCACATGCTAAACAAGCATCTTCTTCTTGGTAGTCGAAGATGTACTCTCTTAATTTCTTATCCGATACTGTATCGGCCCTTTTTATTGCCTCACTACGTAAGTAGTAAAGCGTTTTCATTCCTTTCTTCCATGCCATCATATGAACATTATGTAGTTCCTGTTTTGACACGTCAGCAGGAAAGAAAATATTACAACTTTGAGACTGGCAAATAAATTCCTGCCTCATAGCTGCTAATTGTATAACCCATCTTTGGTCTATTTCTACTGCTGTAGCAAATACTCCTTTCTCATTCTCGTTCAAAAACTCTAAGTGTTGAACTGATCCATGATTTGTGATAATACTTTTCCAAATTTCGTCTGTGTTTCTACCCTTCTTCTCAAGGAGCTGTTCAAGATACTTGTTTTTAAGTAAAGAACTCCCTGTCTTAGTTTTTTGAGTAAAAGCATTAGCCCTGTAAGGCTCAATACTAGGACTTGTATTACCACATATAATGCTAGAGCTAGCATTAGGAGCAATAGCCAAAAGATGAGCGTTGCGTACTGTTCCACTTTCATCATCTGGACACGCTCCTCTTTCTTTAGCAAGTTCTTCAGTTTCAAACTGAGCTTGCTCTTTTATATGCCTGAACATAGTATAATTTGTACTTTGAGACCACATACTTTCAAAAGCTATATTCTTCTTTTGTAGGTATGCATGGAATCCCATTGCTCCAAGTCCAATACTCCTTTCTCTCATGGCACTATATTTCGCCTTCTCTAGAGAGTCTGGAGCGTTTTCGATAAAGTAATCTAATACATTATCTAAAAATCTAACAAGATCTGGGATAAAATATTCATTATCCTGCCACTCGTCAAATTTTTCTAAGTTTACGCTTGATAAACAACATACTGCTGTTCTATCTTCATTAGTTGGTAGAGTAATTTCAGAGCAAAGGTTGCTATGATTTACTGTCAATCCTAAATCTTTTTGAAAGTCAGGTAAGGCTTCATTTACAGTATCCTCAAACATTATGTATGGTTCTCCTGTTTCTACTCTATTTTGAATCAGTTTTACCCATAATGTTTTTGCTGATACAGTCTTTGTAACCTTTCCACTATGTGGATCAATCAAATCCCAACTATCATCAAATCCTTCTTCTTGTGTTGCTCTATCTATTAACTCCATGAAAGAGTTAGGAATAACAACAGCGTGATGAAGATTAGTTGACTTTCTGTTAATGTCGCCACCAGTAGGCTTCCTGATATCAAGAAACTCTTCAATTTCTGGGTGACTAATGTGTAAATATGATGCATAACTTCCTCTCCTTGTAACTCCTTGACTGAACGCTAACATCTGTGCGTCCACTACTTTCATGAACGGGATTACTCCCGTACTTTCACTCCCGTGACTTGTTTTAGAACCTACACTACGAACTGAACTCCATGTCCCGCCTATTCCTCCACCTACGGAGGATAGCCAAGCATTCTCTGTATAGTGGTCACTAATACCACCTCTGCTGTCTTCTACATAATTAAGAAAACAACTAATAGGTAATCCTCTTTGTGTTCCACCATTCGAAAGAATTGGAGTCGCAAACATAAACCACAGCTTACTAGCGTAGTCATAAATTCGTTGTGCATGCTCATCATCATCAGCAAAAGCAGTAGCTGCCCTTGCAAATGCGTCTTGGGGAGATTTTTCGGTATCTATCATATACCTATCTTGCAGAGTTCTTAAACTAAACTCGTCAAGATACTTATCTCTTTCATAATCAATTATCATTCAAATATTCCTTTACGTTTGAGGATAAATCCTCTAAGTCCATTCCCGATTCAATTAATGCTTGCTCTGAATAACTCTCCAAATCCATGAGTTCAGCATTTAACAATAATTGATCAGCATTTTCATTAAGAGACTGTATGAACTTATACTTACTATCTATTGGACAGGAATTATATATATCATACAGGTCTCCGTATTGTTCTATAAGTTGTGTAGCTCTCTTGGGGCCGATACCAGAGATACCAGGTACATTATCCCCTGCATCTCCAGCTAAACATTTGAATGTCAGAAAGTGTTCTGGTTCAAAATCATAGTGCTCGTCCCAATTGTCTACGGTTATTTCTTTTCTAGTAACAGTAGAAAATCTAGAAACTCCATCTTGTATAAGTAAATCCCAGTCTTTATCTGACGATATCAACCATATATCTCCTATACCAAAGTCCTCTTTCTTTCCTACTATCCAAGCGGCTAAGTCATCAGCTTCCAATCCGCCTTGTCTTATTACTAGGTGGCCTTTATCTTCTATTCGTTTAAAGGCGTTTGCAAATTCTGCCATAAAAACTTCAAATTCTTTTTTCTCTGAATCTGTCTGGTCTTTATACTTTTCCTTTCTATTTGCTTTGTATTCGGGGAAAAGGTTTTTACGGTATACACTACCGCCATCTGCAAGAACAATTATATTTCCACAGTTATAGGATTTAGCTAGACTTTCAACAGTCTTTACATAATCATTAGTGTAATACGGTACTTTCTTATACCTCCACCTAAACGCGATGTTTAGTCCGTCTACTATCATTAAATTGTCGTTTTTTTCTTGTTTTCCTATTTCTGTAAATTTCATTTATCTTCCCATAATGTTCCTTTTCTCCAAGCCTCTTGAGCTTCCTTTTCGGTTAGACCACAGAGTACACAGGGACTCCCTACGGGAATCCAAACTTTTCGTTCTTCACAATCGTGAAACCAAAAAGTATCTGTTATATCCATTATTCTAACCTGCTAATATTGTCCTCCTTAATTACCTCTATTTTATCTAACAGAGGGTGAGTCCAACCATGAGAGACGATATATGTGTTCAATGTCTCTCCCAATAAAATTTCAACTAACTTCTCTCTTCCATTGTCGTCAAGCACTGCTATAACTTCATCAAGGAACAAAGTGTTAATTTGTGAACTCGAAATACTACTCATTAATTTCCGTATTGCGAGTAATGTAGCGGTATTAACTCTTGCGAGCTCACCGCTTGATAATGCTAATATGTCCACAATCTTTGCATTATCTGTAATTTCTACGTTGAGTCTGTCATTTGTAACAACAAACTCTAAACTGAAACGACCATCGCTAAGTTCAGCAAGGTAATCGTTTGTTAAATCCTCGAGATCTTTTACTAGATTCTCGATTTTATAAGCAAGTAGTCCGTTTGTACTAAATGCTTTCTTTAATATTTCTAAATGGGTTGACTTATCTTCAACTTTTCCCAAAGCTTCCACAATTTCTTCAAGTTCTTTTTCAAAACCAGCAGTCTGCTCTTGAATTATTTCCAACCTCGTATTATGTTGTGTTGCTCTATTATTTTCATCAGCAACACGCCTTACTTCTTCCTGCAATCCCTGTATCTTGGAAGAAAGGGTGGAAATTTGGGAAGAGACTTCCTCCTTGTCGAAAATTGTGAGAGGTAGATTGTTATCCACCTGTCCAAGAGTTTCTTCAAATTCTTTCTGTAATGCGTCTCTCCTTCCAACTCGAAGATTGTTTGTTCTACCTTCTTCAAGTGCTTCTTCAATATCTTCTTCATCATCAACTCCATGAGTTATTGTTTTTACATAACCCATTCGAAGTTCTTCCATCTTATCCCAATCTATCTCTTGTTCACAGGTAGGACATACGCCCTCAAGCTCTGCGATCTTCTCTAAATGCGCTTGAGCTGCAGACAATTCGGCACGAATAGTGCCCTGTTTCTGCAACATAGCGTCAAGAGGAACTATCTCACCAGAAATTAGCCTATCAGGGTTGGTAGCTAACTCCTGTGATTTCTCAATATAAAAATTATTATCTATAATTTTTTTATTTTTCTCAGAGATTTTTTCAAAATCGTTTCGTAACTGCTGTAAATCTTCTTCGTCTTTTTGTGAGATTTTTGGTAGATCTTTTATCGGTAGTATGTCTATACTCTCCAATTTATTTTCATGCAACCACTTCACTATCGTATCTGACTTACTCTCTAGACTATTTATCTCTAGTGTAACTTCTCGTGCTGCTTCTTTGAAAATATCAAAGAACTCTACATATTCAGTTAACTTTAGCAAATCGATAAGAAACTTTTTTCTATTCGTATCTGTCGCAGTTAAAAACTGTAATGAAGCATTAGTATTCTGATATACTAGCTGTGTGAAAGTTTTAAAATCTAATCCTAATAATTCTTGTACTGTTTTATAAGTGTTCGTTGCGGTGTGAGATGATATATCCTCTCCATTTTTCCACAGTTTACACTTAATTGTAGCCTTTCTAACTACGTCGATTTCATACTGGTCATCATCTACATCAAATGTAAGATTTATGCTATATCCGTCATTAATAAAACGGTTTTGTATCTCTTGTTTTTTAATTCCTTTACTATTCTTATTGAATAGGACTTCTTCGATAATAAGTGGAATGGAAGACTTGCCTTGTCCATTTGTCCCAACGAGTTGGGTAAGGTTACTATCATTAAGGTCAAGACTATTTGCTTTACCATAGCTGAAGCAATTATCCCATTGTAGCGTTTTTAGAGTAATCATTAAACACTCCCATTATTGTATTTATTTTTTCTTCATTTAAATTAAGTATTGCACTCAAATACTCTGCTAATTCTTCTTCCATTGTTAAGTCTTTCAGATTTAATGTAGATTCACTACTTCGTTTTACTACTTTCTTATCAAGTAGTTCTGAGTTCTTAACATTGGCTAAATCAGCTACATCACCTTCTATTTCATAAATAGTGTGATGAAAGTCTGTTAGTACCATATCTTCCTGACTAGTTACAGTTTTTCTAATTAACTGTGGTAGATCAAATTCATGCCATGTCCAAGTCCAGTCGTCATGTATGGTTATATATCCTGTACTGACTTCTGCTCTGTGAAAAGAGGTAGTCATTGGGCTGCCTGGATAGACTATATTTCTTTGTGTATTTGAGTGACTATGCAAATCCCCAGCAAAAACTACTGGAAATGCATCTAGTCTATCCAAATCAACCTCTGGTACAACGTGAGGAGGTATTTCACCCCTCACATGAATAAAGAGAGGTTTGTTTACATTACACTTCTCTATTGATGTAGGCTTATGTAAGTCTGCATACGGAAGTATTGTAAAATCCCCAAATTCTGTTGTTTCGTCTACTATTGTAACGAGCTTATTAACATCTTGGGTTGCTCTCTTTAAATTTGAAAAGAATGTTTTATTTTTCTTAGTCGCTTCATGGTTTCCATCATAAATATAAGTAGGTATAGTCACCCCTCTCACAAAATCAAAATAGAGTGTGAGTTCGTCCATCGAAGGGACTCTATCAAATAGGTCTCCACCTATTATATGGGTGTCATGTGACTTTTCAAGTTCTCTTATATCTTGAAAGAATAGTTCAAAACGACTGCACGCCCACGGCAAGGGAACATTCTTCTGCCCTAGCTTTAAGTGCCAGTCTGCCGTAAATAAAATCATGCTACGAAATCTTCTCCAGGTTGCCATTCACAGCCAGTTAATCCACCAGCTTTAAGTGCTTCCAAAGTTCTTAAAATTTCATTTGCATTTCTTCCTGTATCTAATGCATTTACTGATACGTGTTGTATTGTGCCATCTTCATCAACTATGAAAGTAGCTCTATAGCATACTCCTTCTTCTCTATTAACTATTCCTAGTTCTTCAGAGAGTTCTAGTCCACAGTCGGCTACAAGAGTGTGGCTAATGTTTTGTATAAGTTCATTATCTTTTTTCCAAGCTAATTTACAAAATTCATTATCGCCACTAATTCCAACTACATTACAGTGATTCACTAAACTATCAAATGCCGCTATCTCTGTAGGGCAAATGAAAGTAAAATCTTTTGGGTAGAAGTATATTACTGACCAATCTCCGTAAAGATGATCGCTATTAAATCTAACCATATTGTTGTTTCTGTCCACACCATTTAGTGCAAATGCGTCTGGAAATTGTTCTCCTACTGACATCATGATAATGAAAACTCCTCATTAACCTCTGAAGGTGTTTCAGTTTCAGGTTGAGTTATTCTTTGAAGTAACTCTAACTGTGCATCAGGAGTAGGTCTTGGTAGAACGTCGTCCATTGAACGAAGCTCTGCTATTGCCTTTTGCTCTGTTTCATTTAAAGCTCTAGACTTGCTTTTAAGAGCTTGTAATCTATACTCTACATTAAAAGCCATTGGCCCAGTTTTAACTCTTTGAAAATATACGTCCCAACCAGTTTCAGCATCAGTAGGATCACCTAAATCTTCTGCTGCAATCATGATTTGTTCCATTAATTTTTTCTTTAAGTTAAGAACTTTAACATTTCCATCGCTTGGGTCGATGCATTGAATTGCATATGCCCAACCGCATTTTAAATCAGGAAAGTACTCTCTTACGTAGTCTTTTTCCTTGTTGTTGAATGTTTCAGTAGCTCTATCAAAAGCTAAACATTCCATAGGGATATTTTTATTGTTTTCCCCTTTCACCCAATATACATATCTTGGAAGTAAGTCTCCGACCATGCGAACGACATTATCACCTTCTTTATAGGTATACTGGTCAATTTTTCCTTTCTTAGCAGACCCTTGAGCCTGATTAAATTTTATTGCCATTGTTATTTTCCTTTGCGTTATCCTCGAATTTAAAATAAATTATTTCATTTTCTATCCGAAGCAATCTATTGTTGTTTATAATATCTAAAGACACAGGTAGATGTAATATCTGTAATGTTGTATCTTTAGTCTTTTCGTAATGATAGTAATTCCTATATGAAGCTACTGCTAAATATTCAGCGGCTTCAGTCATACTATACTTTCTTGCTCCTATGAGGAGTTCTTCTGGATTTAGTAAAAAACTATACCCTGAAAAATCTTTCCCATAGTATTTATAAGTTTTATCCTTCTTACTGAAGGGAATACGTTGATAAGTTAAGAGTTCGAGTACTGATATAATCTCAGTCGAATCGCCTTTTGTGGCTCTCATTATTTTATCAAAATTGTATTTTATCATATATTATAACAAAATTTAAAGTCCGTGTCAAGTAATATTTTTCGGAGGTTGTTACAAGGTTGATACTTCATAACCCTGTTTAACATAATACCCTAAGCGCGCGTTAGCTTGACG